GTCGCTGTGGTTACCACTTTAGCAGCTTCAGTAAAGAACTGAAGTAGCCCAGGGTTGTCTTCGGGCTTGTTCCTCTTCTCTACCGTATAAGGGCAGAGGGCTCGGACAAAGACTTTTTGAAGGTGCTCATCGAAACGGATTTTTGTCCGCGTCTCTGAGCAACCAAAAAGGTCTGACCACCCGAAGCGGCCTGATCCATGCTTGACGTACGATATCTGGTTGGATACCGCACGACTGGCTGTCTTCTGTAGGTATGCTGCTGTAACCATATACCCTGCTTCGCAGAGGTTATGGTGGACATCAACAGACGATACAATGGATCCAGGCCCGGCACGACGTGGAACGTCGAGAATGCTCACTGTTGTCACATCGTGACCTCCGTAAGCATCAATACCACAAGACTCCCTAAACAAGCCTGTTTGGAAAGTCTTAGAAGTATTAACCTTGAGTTTCAAGGCATCGAGTAGTTCCACTAGTTGCCCAGCACAGTCATTGGGAACAATGATATCGTCCCCAAAGACTCGGACCTGCTGCCTCCCCATGATTCTCATCGTTCGGAGGGACACTGGTAGCTTGCGAACATAGCAATATGTCGCAAACGCCAGCGTACCAAAGAATAATGATTGTACTGGGAAGATAGTTGCGTTGCCCATAGTCGAATACTTTCTCAAAGGAAATTCCTTTGGGACAGTTCGATCTATGTCTTGCTTTACAGAATTGGACCTTGTGGCCCAAAGAGCTGTAAGAAGGCATGGTAAGCGTCTGAAGAGACGCTCAACATGCCAGCAAGACACACGATCTGACGCACTCGACAAATCAATTGTCGCATGCGAACCGCTATGGGAGGCAGAGAGAGCGAGCTTTCCGTTCAAGTCTTGCCGACGGAAGTCGATAAGATTTCGAATGGGAGTATCGCTAACTCTATTGTAGAAGTAATCCTTAATTGATTGCTGGCACCACTGATGAGCCACAGGCTCCGCGGCGATTAGCCGAGGACCAGTGATCGTCTTAGGGACAGTTATCAACTTTGCCGGGAGTGATCTCTCACAACCAGCAAGGAGCTTCTTCAATTCTCTATCTTCATAACTAAAAGATGGATTTGCGTAAGCAAAGACATCTCGCGGGAATGCGATAGAGAGCCTGTCTGACCAGTAGTCAAAGTCGTACTTGTACGACCCAAAACGCTGGTCAGCAACGGCACCAGGGCCATGCCGCAGCCTCCATGTGTAGGGATCAAAGGTCCCTAGCTGTGAGGAGATAAGGTCAGCAGTACGCTGAACGTAATCCAACAGCTCAGGTGTGACACATGAAGC